TCCTCGCAATTCAGGGGATTCGCCCGCCTCGTGCGGGCTTTTCTTTTGGTTATTCACTTTTTTCGCTGCTTTTTTGCCAATTCAGGCCAAATCTTTTCCCAATCATCAGGGAACATCTCTTGCCGTGTTACTTCGCCTTTTGTTGCCTGTTCAATCAGTGCCGCCGACTGAACAGGAACACTTCTAACGCCTCGTGCAATCTGATTGATGAATGCTGGTGAAATCCCCGTTTTCTTTGCTAGGTAAGATTGATTCCCGCGAATGGCGCAATATTCAATTAAGTTCATATTTCAACCTTGCTATATTCAATATAGCAATAGTATAGCAAAGCTATTTTCAAAACGCAAGCAAAATAGTAGCATTGTTATATATAGCGTTGCTTTATAATTTAAAACGTTGATTTAGCTGGGAGTAAAGAAATGAGCAGACTTGATAATCTGAAAAACTTGATTGAAAGCCGGTTCAACGGCAGTCAGGCTGAATTTGCCCGCGCTATTGGGAAAGCACCAGCGCAGGTAAACCAGTGGGTAAATGGCTATCGGAATATAGGAAATGGCGCGGCGGCGCAGATTGAAGATTCCCTATCTTTGCCGCGCGGGTGGTTAGACGGGAAAGAGGATTTCAGACGACCTGAATCAAACGCCACAGTAATTGGCACATTGGACGTTTGGGATAGCAAGACGCCGTTATCGCCCGACGATTGCGAAGTACCGTTCTACAAGGACATTCATCTGTCAGCAGGGAACGGATTTTCAGACGACATCGAGGACTACAACGGCTATAAACTGCGGTTTTCTAAATCAACACTTAGGCGGTATGGCATCAATCCTGCCGATGTGGTTTGCGTTTGCGCAGACGGCGACAGCATGGAGCCAGTATTCCCCGATGGCGCGACGCTCGGCATCAATACCGCTGACAAGGTAATCAAGGACGGTAAAATCTACGCCGTCAATCATGGCGGGTTGTTGCGGACAAAAATCCTGCAAAAGCTGCCCGACAATAAAATCCGCATCAAAAGCTACAATTCCGAAGCCTACCCCGATGAAGAAGCCGACGCAGATGAAATGAACATCATCGGGCGCGTGTTTTGGTGGAGTGTGATTGCATGATGGATAGAGACGAAGCATACAGAATCAGTTTGCAGCAAATCCGATCAGGCAATATATCGGCGGCGTATCGGACGGTTGCTGATTATGAATTATCACAACCTCAACCGCGCGGGCTGTTTTCGGGCGTATCCCCTCAAGAATACTGGGCGAGATACCCTGAACCGTCAGACGTTGAAATCTTGGAATCTATATTTTCAGAAACCCTCGAGACACTGGGCGAAATCAGCGATGATGATTTAAATGCCGCGCGTATCATTGCCGCGTTTAACTTCGTTTGGGGACTAAGCCAAATCCCTAAATGGCTTTATCGACATGAATTTGCATCATCCAATCTTTCCGATTCTGCCGTCCCTTTAATGTTGCTGTCCCGTGCAAAATCAAGGCAGGAACTTAAACAATACAAAGAGGTTGAGATTTTAGGCTGCCCTGATAGTTGCGAGTTTTGTAAATCGCAAAGTGGCAAAACATATAGGTCGTCTGAAGCCCCTGTTTTGCCCCATGCACAATGTACGCACAAATCAGGTTGCCGATGTTGCTACCTGCCAGTTATCTAAATCTAGCCCGCGCAATGCGGGCTTTCTCATATCCGAAATAGGGAATCAACAAGCTACTACCTTGACAGCCGCCGATTTAGGGCGGCTTTTTTTCGCCTAGTTCGCAGCAGTTCAAACCAGTTCAAACTAAATTCTTTTTAAAATCAATATATAGCAAAAAATATAGCAAATTATATTAGCATTGCTATTTACATTCTATTTAGCTTTGCTATAATACACACATCGAAACAAAACAGACAGCTAAACAAAGTCTGACACGGTTTCAATGCTCTTTAAAAGTCAGGAAACGCAGTAACCGCCCTTCAGGTAGGCGAAAGCCGACAGCAAGACATCGAAAGATGGGGGAAGTCGAACAAACGGTTACAGGCAGGCGGGGAGCCGAAAAGACAATGACCCGCAGCGCAAACAGAGCCGCTTTGAAAGACAGGCGGCTTAATCAAGGGTTTGGGAAACCGACCCCTTGATTAAGACAACAACGCGAGGAAACGCAAGATGAATAGTTCATCGAATTTAATAGACATTAAAGTCCATGAGCCACACTTGGCGCAATGGGTGAAAAGTGAATTTGACAGTATGGTCGAGTTTGGATTTCCTGACTACCAGCTTTACAGCGACACAATCGAGACCATCAAGATGATTGGCGGCAAAGTGAAACTGTCAGACGGCGACACGGATTTCTACCTGTTTTCAGACGGCACGAAATTAAAAATCACATCGTCGCCGTCAATCAAATGCGAGGTCATCAAATGAGCAGCATCGGATATGTATCCACTGACTGGGGAATGAGTGGCGAGGACGCAGCCTACACGAGAGCGCAGGCAATCAGCGAGGCGAAGCAAGAACGGTTTTTCACGATGGAAGACGACATCGAATATCTCGTCATGAAAACAGCGTTTGAGTACCGCGAAGCCCTTAAAGAGTGCCAAGACGAGACCCCGCGTCAGTGGGAGTACAGAATGAGCCTGCGAGATGGAGCAGCGTGGATTAGCGATGAAATGATGGAAGTGATGGAGGAAGCCATAGAGGACGGCCATTACTACACACGAATCGAAAATCTCGACTTTTACGCAGACAGATATATCGAGCAGGCGCGGATTATCGCAGCCTGACGACAGCAAAGAATACCCATGAAGTGGAATAGAGTAGGCAGACCGTAAGTCGTGAGTGGGAATGCCGGCGGTGGTTTTGATTGAAAAGTTTTACACCGCCTTAAACCGCGACAAGGCGCGGGCGACGATACCTTTAGTTGCCGCGGCGCAGGTTGAACGAAGAAGCAGCCAGCCCGCTGAGTCTAGTAAGGAAGATTCGGCGGGCAATCCCAAACATCATGAATCAGCGAGGAAACCATGAAATACACAGCAATCATCATCGCTTCGGCGGCAGTAGCTTTTTGCGTGCAGGCATACGCCAAAGCGCAGGCATATATGGACTACACGACAGCTTCTTCAATCAGTGTGGACGCTATCGACCCATACGAAAACATCCGCGACGCCGTTGCCCGCCATGAAATGCAAGCAGCAGCAAAGGCGACACGTGAAAACGAAGCCGCAATCGCGGAAATGTACGAACAACTGACAGCCGCCGAGAGAATCCGCGGCGACGCGGAGGTTAAATAATGTTTGCAGTATTTGGTAAATCAAAGAAAAAAGAATATGAAAAGTCATTTAATAAATTTGGAGTAAAAGTCCAAGACGAAGAAAAGACCTTCGGCAAAGATACAGGCTGCTATCAAATTTCAGGTGACTTCTCATCCGAAAAGATAGCTATGGATTTTGTGGAGCTTTGCGAGGGGCAGGAAGATTTTGTCCGCCCTGTTTATATAGCAATTCTCAAACCTCGAGTTGATAAGCATGGTAATGAGAAGGTGGATAAGAAAACTGGCAAACCATCAATGCGATATTGCAAATACAAGGAGATTCCGAAATGAACCATCGACCATACGGAATTGCAGGCAGCCTGTCGGCAAAAGTAAAAGGTTTTATGGGCTTGCCGCGCAGCCTTAACGTCGTCATGCGAAAAGTCAAAGGCGGCTATCAGGTCGGAATCATGCCCGACGGTTACAACAAGGTTACGTTCCGACCTGATAAGGCAAAACGTGCGGCGTTGCAAGACGTGCAGATTTTCAAAACCGAAAAGGCGGCGCGGAAATATATGGATAGCCTTTTGGCGGGTGGGTTATGAGGATTCGTTGTTCTTCCATCGCCGACATCATCGGCAAGCCAAAAACCAAAGGCGAGACCATCACGGAGACCGCCAAATCAAAACTGATAGAGATGGCAAAGCGTGAACTGTTCGGCTTTGAATCTTTCGATGGCAACGCCTTTACCGAAAAGGGCGACCTAATGGAAGAGACCGCCATCAAATACAGTGGACTGGTTCGGGGCAAAGAGTACCGAAAAAACATCGAGCGGCGCGTCAATGACTGGCTGACGGGCGAATGTGATGTTTACGATTCAGACGACCGCCTGATTGTTGATACAAAGTGTTCATGGGACATCGGGACACATCCATTCTTTCGCGACGAAGCCGAAAAGAAAGCAGCCAAAGCCGGTTACGACTGGCAAATGCAAGGCTATATGTGGCTGTTCGATTGCGATCGCGCCGACATTGATTTTTGGCTGTTGCCCACGCCAGAAGATTTGCTGAAGCCGTGGGAAGACCGTGAGAAATTCATCGACCTTGTGGAAGCCATCCCGATTGAAAAGCGCATAACGACAGTAACCGTCATGCGCGATGACGAAAAAATCGAACTAATCAAAGAGCGTGTAACAGCCTGCCAAGCCTATTACGAAACGCTTCTGAATCAATACAAATAAGGAATTTAAAAATGAGTATCGCCCAAAACCAAGCCGTAGCACTTGCAAAACAATTCAACATTCAAGGCGATCCGCAAGAGCTTGTGCAAACGCTTAAAGCAACCGCCTTTAAAGGTAATGCGACAGACGCGCAATTTAACGCCCTGATGATTGTATCAACCCAATACGGACTAAACCCGTTTACCAAAGAGATTTACGCATTCCCCGATAAAAACAACGGTATCACGCCCGTGGTCGGTGTGGACGGCTGGGCAAGAATCATCAATAGCCATCCGCAATTTGACGGCATGGAATTTACCGCCGACGCGGAAAGCTGCACTTGCAAAATCTACCGCAAAGACAGAAACCATCCAACAACCGTAACCGAATACTTGGAAGAGTGTAAACGCAATACACAGCCGTGGAACAGCCACCCGCGCCGAATGCTCCGACACAAAGCGATGATTCAAGCCGCGCGCTTAGCGTTCGGTTTTGGCGGAATCTACGACGAAGACGAGGCGCAGCGAATCCAAGCACCTGAACCACCCAAGGAAGCAAAAGCAGACCCTGAGTTAGATAGTCTGATTTCTGATGGCGAGGCGGCGGCAAACAAGGGTATCGAGGAATACAAAAAATGGTTTTCCGATATTGGTGCCGCAGGTCGTCTGAAGCTGGGCAGTGAGAATCATGAACGGTTTAAGCAAATTGCCGAAAACACTATTACGGCTGACGTAGTAGAGCAAACCAAGCTCACGCCGACCGAAGAACAGTTCGCGGCATTGGTGGAGGCGGTATCCACCGGCATGAAAGAAGTTTCCGACGTCTTGGAAAACTACAACCTGACCGACGAGCAAAAGGCAGAAATCAACGCCCCGTAATGAAAAT